CCACCTGATGTAAGCACTTGTAGATTTCTTGCGGATATTATATTAGTAATAGCGTTAAATTGGTCTGTATCTAGCACATCAAACATTGCGCTATCTGCTAAAACATTATCTTTACCTGTGTCGAAGTTAAAGAAGTCATTTACAACACTTCCCCATACGCTAGTTGGCTTTGACTTTGAACCACCAAACCATAATCTTCCTTGATGGAAGGTGCAAGTGCGTAGCCATCCATAATCTGTTGTGCTTTTTAATCCTAAATCTTCCCAGTTTGTAGTATTCGAGAAGTCCTCTATCGTTAAATCTATCGCTAGCCTTGCTAACTTTGAACGATAATAGTGAGTATCTGCGACTTTGTATACTATTGTATTAATTATCAAGTCTTGTGTTGCTGTATCTTCATAGTCTTTAGTAGGGTTTGTTATACCCCAAACATTCTTTCTTATTCCTAAGTTTTCCCAATTTGTTAGATTGTTAAAATCATCTGTTGATAAGTCTACCGTTGCTCTTGCTACTTTGGCTTTGTATAAAAATTCATTAAGCCCATTGATGTTGTTTTTATCGTTATTGTAGACTATCTCATCTATTGCAATATCGAATGTAACGCTTGAACCATAATTAAAATAATCAGGAACTTTTGTTTTGTCAAAATCAAATTTAGGAATATTTGTAAATATTATGTTGGATATTGCCCAACTTGCATCTGAACCTTGTCTTTGTATCTGAATAGGATTGAAATCTTCGTGTGTGATTATTACTGTATCTGCTGATTGAATTATGTCCATGTCTTGAAGTTGTGTAGTTGTTAATGCTGTCGTCCATGCAATCGTAGCAAGTGGAGTTCCGCTATCTGGTAAGTATACTGTAAAGTTCGTAGTAGTAAACACCATCACATAGTTTTGAGTATTACTAAACTCAAAAGAGAATAGTCTTGAACCAATTAGAACTTCTGTCAAAAGCTTTAACCCACTTCTTCTTTCCATGCCACCGTGAGGCATTATAACAACATTTTCCGCCTCTTCTACCGCATTGTAATACTTTTCTAAGTCTATCCTGCCAAGTAGCGTTGGTGCGATAACCCCTGTAATTAATGAGTTCTGCATAGACCTTGTGCGTGCCATTAGTTTATACCTGCGAATGGATTTGTAACAGCGTGGTTAGGTCTTGATGAGCTGTCTATAAACTTAGCTCGTGCAAGCTGTCTCTCGTAAAGCCCTTCGTATAATTGCGCCCTTTGTGTATTGTCTGTAATAGGTATTGCAAACTGAGCAGCTAAAAGAAACTGCAAAGTAAGCTGAAAGTAATCAGGCAATAGCGTTTCATCTACTCTAAATCTATACTCTATGTGAACTTCTGGTGCGTTTGTGTATAACTTATCCATATACAGTTCGTAGTCTGAACCATCTATTACCCTAACTATTGTTATTACATCTGACGGTAATTGGTATTGGTATTGATAAGTTTTCAATGGTGCTTCTGTAAGTCTTGAAAGCTGTCTTTGTTTTGTAGCGAATCTCCAAGAGTGAGAAGCTATTAGTCCGCTGTATGATGTTTCATAGAGAGCTGAAGCAACAAGCCCCTCTGTTCCCTCTGTGAGTGATGAGATAGGATTAGCACCTATCAATATCATAGCGTTTGATACTATTTCGATTTGTTGTGCCATTGTATCTCCTTAATGTTTAATTATTCACCCAGAAGGGTGAACTATAAGCATTACGCTACTGCTACATAACCTGTCGTTACTGTTGTGCCGTCGTTTGTTGCCACATATAACATTACGGGAGTTGTAGTTGTTGTTGATACGATAATATCACCTACGCTTAAAATTGCAGCAGCACCATTAAAGTACCCGCTTGCAATAACTGTAGCTATTGTATCCGCTACACCACCATACATAAACAACATAGGAGCAGATGAACCTGCCCCTACATTTCCTGACAATAGTTTTCTATCAAATGCCATCTGTTACTCCTTACGCTTCAGTTGCTTGGTATTTTACGATACCGTCAATGTCACGGATTACCGCACCTGCTTTTAAATATCCACATGATTTCCAAGAGTCCTTGTCTGTAGACCAGTCAATCTTAGTTGTCATATCAATACCATTTGCATATCCAATCGCTGACTCATGCCAAGCGAAACCATCTCTAACTGCTCCAGATTTTGGAAGTCCACCCTCTTTTCTAATTCCTATTGTGATAAACTTAAAGCCAAGGAATGTATCAATCTGCCCGTTTACAAGAACCCTTGTTGAGTTGTAATCAGTACTTGTTGTTTGTGTTTCTCCAAGCAAAGACTCTTTCCCTGATGAAGATATTACAATATATCTACCTTCGCTTGGTACTTCATTATCGTCCATATATTTCATAATCTTTCTAAGTTTCGCAACATTAAGATTTGTGCCAGCACCGCCAATATCTGTGCCTACTAGACCGCCTATTGAACCCTGAACCGCTGTTGCATTGAATGAACCAGATGCCATTGCATTGATTTTAAGTTGGTCATCTCTACGCCCTAAAGCACCTGCGATTGTTGTACTTAACTCTTTAACTTCATCAAAGTTTATATCTGCTGCGTTAAATATGTCTGTGTACTCTGTTGCTTGCCAATCTGTTAGCGTACAAGTTACTAAAGAGTGGTCCACATTCATTGGAATTGCATCTGCTGATGGTGCAGTTTTTTGTGTTGCTACGCCTTTACCCATCTTACGGAATTTGTACTCCGCTGCTGTGATTCCCTTACGCTCTGTTGTTGTTCCTGCGAGCGATGCCGTTGTTGCTTGATATGCGTGTTTTACTTCTGTGTCAAAAAGTGTTACCGCAACTGAAGAAAGTTCTCTACTCATTGTATTTCCTTATGTTTTGATTTTTTTGTGTCGGCTGTGAGGTATTGCAATTTTGCAGCTCTTTCCTAAACAATCGCTCTCGATAAAGAAAGAGCCTATTGCTAGGGTATTCTTTCCTTATAAATATTGTTGTAATAAAATTATACCACTTTTTGTATATTTTTTATACAGTATATTGATTAATTTAATTCCTTCATCTTTTGAAGTACTTTTTTTCTATGCTCAGGGTCTATATCCATTAGTCTTTGTCCCTTCTCGTTCTTAGCAAACTGCATAGCTCTTACTTCTGCTTCTTTGTCATCTTTGCCTAGTTGTTCGCTACTATCTTCTTTGACAATCTTAGAATTTTTAGCCATTCCGATAAGTTTTTCAAGCACTTGAACTTGACCTGCGTTTTGTGCTAACCCTTGGAACTGTACAAATTCTTCTGTAGACAGATTGTTTTTACCCCATTGTGCTAAATCGCTTAATCGCTTCTGCGCATTTTCTCCGAGTGCCTTTGTAGCATTCTCCTGGTCTTCCGCTATTTGTCTTTGTGCGAGTTCATTTACTTTCTCGATTAGCTTTCCAAGCCCTTCTGGTGATAGTTGATTATCGACTCCCCACTCTGCGACTGTCTGCATAAGAGGATTATCTTCAAAGCTTACGCCTTCAATTTCGTACTTTCCATCTTTTGGTGCGCCCGTAAAACTTCCTAATCTCTTCTCTAATTCGCTATATCCTTTGGCTTGGTCAGCAATAGATTTGTATTTAGATGCTTTAAACCATTCTGGCGCATCTCCTGTTCCCTCTATGCCTTCATCATATAAGAACTTTAGCGTTTCTTTTTCAGCTTCTGTATTATCTGTAGTTTGTTGTGGAGCTTCTTGCTCTACTGCTGGTGTCTCTGTTGTTTCACTTGGGATTAGACTCATCTAATGTATCCTTGTTTTAATTTTGAGTTGCCTCAATAAGATACTCCGAAGAGTACCCTATGAAATTCTCGCTACTTCTATTCTTTGGATTATTTCGTTCACTACATTTGCTCTGCCTTGCATAACGCCTATGTCTAGAAGGTCACTTCCTTTTGTAGCTATTGGTACAGCCAAGTTTGTTTTTACTAAATGTTCTAAAACTCTCTTGCCATCTTCTGTGTTAAACAATCTAAAATACATAGCGTTTAGCACATTTCGTTCATCCATAAACTCTTGTGCTGTCTGCTGTTCTTTTCTTCTGCTTCTGTATGCTTCAAGTATTCTATTGAACATTTCCGCCACCTTGTTGTTGCATTTGAGCTTGAGCCTGCATCGCTTGCGCTTGTTGCATATCGTATATGTTTCGCTCTTCTTCTGTTCTCATAAGCTTGATTGGAAAACCTAAATTTTCAGCAATATACATAGGCACTTTTTCAAACTTAATGTGTCTTGCAAGTTCCTGTGGAGGTATTCCAGTTTGTGCAAGTGTATTGGCATAGCTTGTAACTACTCCGATATCTTGCTGGTCTTGTTGCTTCGCCATTGGTGATGTGAACTTAACCGTCACTTCTTTACCATCTATAACTATTGGAGCTATTTTCCCTGCTTTTTGTAGCACATCTACCATACGCTTAATAAGTCTTTCGAGTAATTCAGTTTGAAATCTGCTAAATGCAGCAGATGTCATCTCGAATGTTTCTCCTGTTCTTTCATTTACTTCTGTTGCGCTTCGTACTGGAGTTCGTGTAACTGAGCCTAGCGCTTGACCGAATAAAGTCTTGGTGATAAGTTCTTGCTTCTGCTCTATCTTTATCTGAGCTATGTTAAAGTCTCCGCCTCTCT